GGGGCAGTTCTCACTACCCCTTATTCTAAACTAAATTGTTTTAGAAGATCATTCCATCACCAGAAGTTTCTGGCGGAACACACTGGGGTTCTGTTGTGCCATCGAAAGATAGCGCCAGGCATTGGCAGGATCACGTTCAGCTACGCTACCGAAATTATTCCAGAAGCTGGAGGCATCCCCATCCATTTGAGGGCTGGGGGGAACTGGCATGTTGGGGCGTTCAAAACCACCTGCTGCCATTTGAGGAGCAACTTGAGCAGCCATCATTTGCTGCTGTTGCATTGCCATGACTTCTGCCTGTTTTTCTTCAACAGGATAAGGACCATTAGGGCCAAAGAATTCACAGGTGTAATCTGCAAGAACATCAGGATTAGTCAGGATAGCTTCATAGGCCTGGTGCTCTTGAGACAGTTCCTGAAGCAAGTTAACTGCTTCAGCGAGCTGTTCATAACGAGCAATCAGAGCATCCTCAACAGTGCAAGCGTAGTTGTTGAGTACAGCAGGCGCATCAGCACCGAAGTGATCAATAACTTCAAGACTTTCCGGGCTTACTCCGTTTGCCAGAAGTTGTTGTGTCGTTATTTCCTGCGATGTTTGGGAAGAGTTGGGCGAGTAACCCTGGCTGGACGGATAAATCGGGGCTGCCGAATTGTTGCTGTACCCCACGCTCTGTTGGGAACTGAAGCTGGCCGGGTCGATTCCTTGAGTCGGCTCGGACTGTTGACCCTGGAACGGGAATTGAACTGGAGAACTCAGGAGTGATACCACCCGATTGAATGCCTCCTTGTACGGGTTCTCCGTTGTAGGTTGGGCTTGCGGGTATGACTGGATAGGGGCGTAAGGGGCTGCTGAGATCTGCGCTTGCATCTGCGGGGCTGGGGCCTGTGCCGTTTGGTAAGGCGCCACCCACTGACTGTTGGTTGCTACCGGAGCCTGCGCTGCCGTCTGTTGTGCCACCGGAGCCGCGTAGCTGGTCGGCGGGGTCGAATATTGTTGGGGTGCCGATTGGATCGGCGCTGCGGTATCTGCCTGCATAGGTTACCTCTTTCTGGAGACTTTCGAGAGTGCGATAAAGGAATGGCGTCAAATCGAGACGCGGATCAGCCGCCAGAGGGAGATCTGGTCGCTGGGGGTGAGGTGTCCGCATCTCTTGATTGATGAGATCAAGGAATGCTGAATACGCTCGTTGTACTTGACCAACCATCCGGAATGGATAACCAGATAGCATTTCTGCTACCTCATCATCAGTTTTGGAGGGGAACAAGTACTTAAGTGCCTCAATACTATCAACACCCAATTCTTGTAGGTTACGAGTAAAGATAGATTGGTTCACTTTATCTTGTGGAGTGTCCTCATAGACAGGACCCATCCAGCGCCAAAGCACGGAACGATCACCATCAGGTGCTAAACCAATAACACCTTCTGGAATCTCTTTGGTTTCGAAAGCTTTATCAAGAGCTTTCTGAAGACCTTTCTCATACTTAGCTTTTGCTTTTTCGTGTTTTTCTACTGCAACATCATCAGCATTTTCAGGTAACACTGGATATGTTAAACCAGATGCAACTGCAAGTGACTTTCGGAAGAGTTGTTCTTCCTGGTAAATCATCAGCTCAAAGCAACGGCAAATACCGTAGGTATAAAGCTGTAAACACTTTTTCTTTGCTGTAGCGCTAACACGACCGTAAGCAGACTTGATCTCAGTTGCAGTTACATTAGTAATAGAGAGATCATCAATACCGCCCAGTGCTAAGCGGATTTCAGAACGCAGCTGATCAACGTACCGTGATTGGTCTGTACTAATAGCGTTAGGCGTAATGAAACCAACACGATCAGTTGGCTCCAGGTTTGCAATCACCCTGGGTACACGTAGGCCGCCACCAGGGAGTCCGATGTATCCAGCTTGCTGACGCTCTGTAGGATCTTGCTTAAAAGTAGAGCTGGAGAGCGAAAACTCAGATTGGAAGCCAGACTGACTAGCAATGCTGGGACGCTGAACGGCACCGTCTCCAGAGGACTCCACAATGTCATGTTTAGGACGAGAGGAGAGAAGTGTTGGATTACCAAAGAATGAAAGGTTTGCTCTGATGTTTTTAACCATCTCATCATGAGCAATGATTTGGTTAGCTAACCATTCAAACTCTCCACTTCCATCAGTACCAAAGGCGTCAGGATTATTTAGAACCTCAACGCAAGGAATAAAACCTAAGCTATTTTCAAGAACTTTGTTGCTATTAAGATTTAATCCGCTATCAACAGAATCAAAAGTTAGTTCTTGCTCACTATGAAGTTCATGAATTTCTGCTGGTGTAATTCGTAGACGGACATAACGTTTGTCAGTAACAAGACCGATACCACCAAAACCGCGACTGGATTTAACCTTGTAAGCATAAATAATGATGACTTCCTCTAACTCGCCATCTGGAGAATAGTAAGTACGATAAGCATCTTTATCAAACCAGTACAACCGGTATGTCTTCTTTGTAGGCCTGATATAGAACAGACCTTTACCATAAGCTAAGAAACGATCCCAAATAGAATCGAGCCTTGCATCAAGCCTGTTGAACTTGATAACCTGTTGAATGAAATCAAAACGTTGGGTTCCAAAGTTATCTTGTTCAGGATAAAACTCTACGCCCTGCCTGACACCAAACATTTTCATTTGGCTTAGGTGGGCATTGATGAGCATTGTGTCTGCTGTACCCGTGGACTCACGGTTTACAACAGCTTTGAGCATCCCCTCTAATATGGACTGACTCGATGTGCTCATAGTGGTTGTTTAGTTAGTTGTCTTCAATCTCGTAGCCAGTCTGTAGGCGGCGAAGGGTGATGACATCATCCTCCACTTCCACGTCAAACTCAGTACCAGGTTGAAGGGCCATGTCGTGACACAGCTCATCTGGTAAAGGAATGATAGCTGAACCGTAAGCATCTTGCTCTAGTTCAACAACGAAATAACTGGTGCTCATGCGAAACCTAGTATTAGTTTAATTCCGACAATACTCAACCTTAATATTCCAGCTCTAGTTTTCCACGAGACATTAAACCATTACATAGCCAAACTAGGGCGTCAACACAGTCATCATGAGAGCTTACACCAAAGTTAATGATCTCGTCATGGAGTGCATTGAATTTGCGATACCGGTTAAAGAAGATGCGACGCTGCTCGAACAACCCCATGATCCCTCGGAACCGTGCAAGTTTGTCGCCACGGAATCCTTTCACTGGATGCCAAAGCAAGTTATACAAACCCTGTTCTAGCTGACAGATCCGTTTGAAATCAGCTTCTAAAGATGCTTGATAAGCAACAGCTTCTGACCATATATCAACATTAGATCCGGTGGGGAAATACTGGTCTCCTTCTTTGTGAACAATCCCCCACTCATACATCATCTCCATGAGGGCTTCTAATTTTTCTAGGTTACCCATTAAACGGATACGTTTGCAATCAATGATATAAACTTTATTTCCAACGCGCCCACCAAGAACAAATACACTGTAGTCATTACGCTCTTTAACGCCCGCAGAAAGATCAACGCCAACCCCAAGAGTATCAAACTCTGTTGGAATTTTACTTTTAACTAGGAGGTCAGGTGAGATAGATAGTTCATTTGTTTGTACAATTTGATTTTGATATTGGAAACTAAAACTAATAGGAGCCTGGCGCTTACGATCTTGTAAGTATTCCAATGACCACATCTCAGGCCAGTAGGATTGTTCATCTCCATTCTCATCAACGGTAATTGCTGATTGAACAATCTGTACCCAGTCATTTGCTGGAGTAAATGTACTGTTGTGAATATCGTCATGACGGAACCGCGTACCAAGGCAAATAGCACGTGCACCTTCAAACATAGTAGGAACAATAACTGAGTTCCAGTTATCTTCCATGGCTATACGAATATCCCTATTTTTAATGTCGTCCGCCGACTTGATCGCGTCGTCAATAATACATAAGTGCGAACGTTTTGAGGTCACAGCACCTTTCAAACCTGCGCAACAAACTGTAAATTCTTCTTCACCAGTCGATCTAATTCCTGCAAACTTCCAATCAATACTCCAGTATTCATTAGAGTTAATCCCTTTGGCAATCTTTACCATTGGGAAGATTTCCATATAAGCTTTACTCTCTTCAATGATCCGTTTGATGGCTGCACTCTTAGGACGTGCCACATCAACGGTGTAAGAAATGTAAAGAATCTTCAGTGGTTTTTTGTGCAGTGCATGAATACCAATAGCCCATGCTGTAAACAAACCAAGCACCGTGGATTTTGCAGAACCGCGCGGCGCTAAAATGTCAATATTGGGGCCACCAATACCAATTAAACATTCACTGTCTTCTCCAGTGCAAAGATACTTATGCCATTCTTTGTGATGTGTTGCAGGCGGCTTATCACCAACAACATCACAGAAGTAAGCAAAGTCTGTCCTTGCTTTCTCAATATCAATATTGCTAGTTTTCTTAACAACTTGTTGCTTGGCACCTGCCCGTGCAGTGCGCCGATAAACCGAATAGAGGGATGTAAGTGCCATCCCCTTACCCTAACCCCCTACACTCAGGATTCTTCTGCAAGAATCTTGGTCCACACAGCCATTACAGCATCTTGCAGCGGACCTTCGATGGGATCATCACGGAAGATCAAAACAATTTCTCTCAGTGCCCGGTCTGCGCCAGCAAGGATCAAGCCTTGCTTATCGGTAAGGTAGCGTTCATCCTGAATCTGCTTGATAGCACCGCGTAGCTCTTTCTGTAGCATGGCAATACGCGCTGTGCCGTTGTCCTGCTTCACCATCCCCATGTCGATGGCTTGACGTAGTTTTTCTACGTCTTCTCGCATGTTGTCGATTTCAATCTCCAGGATTTGTTGGAGGTTGCGTTTTTTAAATTCTTTCTGTTGCCACTCATCACATTCAACAATGTTACCTGTAAACCCTAAGAAGCGGGCATACAGGTACATCTGAATCGGAGAGGAATGTTTTTTACAGAATGTGAGGAATGCTTCTTTTTCGTTAGGTGTTAAGGAGTCAAGCCAATCAATCATGCACGGAAAGCCCTAGCAGCCTGGGCGGCGTCTTTAGCTTCTTTATAGCGCCTAAACTGTTCTTGTTGCAAGTCCGTCTCACGTTGTTGACGACCTTGCTCTTGTGCAAGCAAACGTTGTTGCTCACCCGTTAAACCAATCTGACGTTCTTGGCTACCCAGAAGTTGAGCTTGCGTTTCGCGTTGCTGACGACCAGTGGTTTCAATATTCAGACGTTCTTGAGAACCTTGCTCAACAGCTAAGAGTCGATCTTGTACACCTTTTAGGCCAACCTGACGTTCCTGACTTTCAGAAGCAACACGCTGACTTTCAATCTGACCGCGTGCACCTTCTGTAGCAGAAAACTTAGTTGCCTCTGCTGCTTGGCTTGCACCAAATTTCGCAGCATTAGCAGCCTCAGAAGCAGCAAACTTATTGGCATTAGCAGCTTCAGCAGCAGCAAATCGAGTTGCTTCTGACTGGCTCCTAACACCTTGCAGGTTGAAGTCTGCAATTGTTGTTTGTGTCTGGCCTTGTAAAACCCCTAAGTTAAGCTCATGGGTTCTCTCATCTTCACGAGCTAACAGGTTATCTCTGTTCTGTTGTAGAGCAATCAGAGCCTCTACAGCTCCAGATGTTTCTGGAGATGAAACAATATCAACATCTCCTACCTGACTGATCTTAACTTGTAGAGCTTTTTCGTAAGCTTCTTCGCGTGTTGCCATGATTAATTCCAGCGCAAGGCTTGGCCAGCTGCTAGTCTAGCTCCTGATAATGCCCTAAGATAATCTGCCTTAGCTCCTAATTCACTGCTCATTTGTTGTTGTAAAAGAGCACCGCGCTTTGCAACTTCAGAAGGACTCATCTCTTTTTCCTTCATTGCTTGTAAACCAAGCTGATAGTCTTTCTGGCGTAAGGCAGTGACAAAGGGCATTGTCAATGCACCGCCGATTACACCAGTCCCCAGGCCAAGAGCGCTTTGAAGAAGCTGTTGTTTAGTTTGTTCTTTACTTAACTGATTAATCCAGCTGGAATAATCCTTAGCTCCACCCGTTTCACCAACTGTAAAACCAGGAACTTCAGAATAGTCAGTAGAAGACTTCTTGGGTTGTGTTAAACCAAACTTACTAAACCAGTCAGAAGTATCTTTACTGGGAGTAAAGGTATATGCTTTGTTGCCAAAATAATTGGCGGGTTGATAGATAGAATCAAAGGTAGACATCAGGACTACCTCCTATCAGAAGTAGCGATACTGAGTTGCGCCAGCTTGACCAACGTTCCGCATAAGCCCTTCACCCATTGCTTGCGCACCAAGTTGACCTTGACGACGCATTGCAGCATCCGTAGCTAAAGCAGTAGCTAATTGAGTAGCCTTGGCACCACGCAGAAGATCTGCTTCCTTAGAACGTTGTTGATACGCTTCTTGATAGGGAAGTGCTTGCAGAGTATTGCGGAGATTGCGACGGAACTGCTCATCTTCTAAAGCAAGTTGCGTCATTTGGTAG